TCCGGCTCGCTGTCGCTCGGCTGCTGCGGCTCGATGCGTCGGCGGTATCGCAAATGGGGAAATTCGAACCGGTTCGGGAATTCGACTAACTTTCGTCCGATCGCGTCGCTCTCTAGCCAGTTGTATCCATCGGGTGTGTAGAAGTCCCCCTGCTCGATTGGTTCATCCGGCCCAACATCCCGCCACCCCGGCCCGCTCGGGTCGTCTGTTGCCTGTGTCTGTTGCCCGCTCACTGTTGCCCCTCCTGTATTGTGCCTGCGTGGTCCATTTCACCCCATGACTTACCACGCTGATTTTCCCCAGGATGCCAGTCAATCCAGCCGCCTTCTTCGCGTGACGTTCGCCGCATCGCCTCAAGGCACTCGGGATGCACTCGCACGGTCCCTCCGTCGCTGCCCTCCCGCCACCTGTATGACTCGTAAGGTTGGCCAATCTGAATCAGCTCGCCGCACCAGTCGCACCGTCGCAGCCTGCGTGAGGCTTTGACGGACCGTTCGTGGAATGTGTCGCTCACTGCTGCCCCTCCTGCAGACGCTCCACGGCAAACTCAATCGCCCACTCCTGCCGCTTCACTTCGTCCATCAGATCCTTGAGTGTCAGGCCCATCGACTCCATCACTGCCAACCACGACGCCACTGTGCCTGTGGCTGGTCTGCTCAGTCGCATAATTGTTGCCAGATGCGGCAGCAGTTCCGCAGCCAGCCGTTTTCGTTCATCGTCACTCACTGCTGCTCTCCTGCAAAATGTCAATCGCCGCCCTGACGTCGCTGATGTCCACATAATCGCCATGCTCGCTGTGTACCATGCCCTCGCCTTGGTAATCCCCGAGCGGCTGCAGATTATACCGCTGCGCCTTCTGCAGCCAGTCGACGGCCCTCCGTATGCGTTGTTCAGCCACATTCAGCTTACACTGATTCCACTGATATTCTGGCGTGCTGCCGGAATGCCATGACCCGCACGCAAACAGAATATCATCGCCGTCCGTGCCACTCTGCGCAGCCCCGCACCACCTACACCGACTCAGCTCGCTCATTCCTGCCCCTCGTATTCCGCAAGCTCCGCGGCTCGCTGCCAAATCTGATGAACCATGTTGTGAGACCCGCTCGCCACCAGTGCAGCCGCGAACTGCTTCACCAACTCCCGCCGCTCAGCCTGCTCCGGCGTGATGTTTTTGTCCTGCCACTCGCCGCACCAGTCGCACCGCCGCGCCTTGCGAGCGGCTTTACTGACCCCCAATGCCCGTCGCAGCGAACCATGTCGCCGTGCTGCGTAACGCCGCCGGTCATCACATCCCGCCACCCCGGACCGCTCCAGTCGTCTGCCTGCTGTGTTTGCTGTTCGCTCACTGCTGCACCTCCTTCAATCGAATTTGCGTATACCCAACACGGTCAGCAATCACCCGATCGCCGATCAAAATTTGTTGCGCGTTGCCCCAAATCCGCACGCCTTCCAATGCTGAGTAGTGACGTGAATCAATGGACGGCGGATCGAGTAGTCGCAATCGCGTCTGCCCACTGCCTGGCGACAGCACCAAAAACACTACAGGCTTGCCACGCACCGCGCCGTGACAGCGTGGGCAAGAGTCCCACCGCGTGTCTGGATCGATGCCTGTCGTACCGCAGATTTCGCATTCTGGCATGGGCTGAATGATCGTCACACCGGTAATTGTGCCAGATATGCTCACTTGCCTTCCTCCCTCTGAATCTGCGGTTCTGCTGCTGCCATGTTTTGCGCTGCAGCCCAAATCCGGTCCCACTGCAGACACGGCTCAGCAGCGTATTCCGCGCTCATAATCGCCACCGCAAACCGCCGTGTCAGTTCCTGCCGTTCCTCCTGCTCCGGCGTAATGCTCGCGTCCGACCACTCGCCGCAGAATGATGTTTTCCACGTTGTTTCAAACGGTGCTCGCCTGCAGCAATTACCCATGCCCGTCTTTCCGTCTTTCCACCACCTACAATTCCCACACCTTCGTTCTGTCATCGCTTCACCCTCCAAACGCAAACCGCGTAAAATCTGACGGCCAGCCACATAGCCCACCGTCGCCACCTGCTTACACCTGACCGCCTCAACAGCATCAAAAACACCGCATCGGCAACCATGCGGTCCTCCGGTGTCTCACTGCCCTCGCAGATTCGATCGTGCCAGTATGACGCATTCCGCACGTCTGACGCCAATGGGTGGCTCATGACTGACCACGCCCACCGCGGAATGCTGGCACCATCCCAACTGTTGCCGGTGTATTCATACCGCTCTACACGAATACCGCCCGGCAGCATGTTGTGCGCAATATGTTCATTCATAAACGTCAACCGCTCGAACGCTAAACACACCGGGAAATCGTCTGCCATTGTTGCCTCCTAAAACGGACAATCTTCACCGAACTCATTCACCGGCGTCACCAGTTCTCGAATCATCGTCGGTTTCTCATCAGCAAACTCAGCCTGCACGATTCGATCCCACTGGCCCTCCCTTTTCACCAGCAGCCGCGAAGGCTTCCGGGCTGACCCCTGATTCAACGCAATCACAGCCTCAGCCACGCTCGCGGGAAACGGAAACACGCTCCGTGCATCCCACCACGCAAAAGCCTTCTGCAGTGCGAATCCTTCGTGTTCGAAACAGACCCATTCACGCACCACAATCCATCCGAGATTGCCCGCAGGCATGGTATCGTCGCTGACGTAGTACGACACGCACAGCGTAGGCGGTTTACCCGGCGTGTTCTTCTTTGCGTGCAAGTGCCAACTGACCTCTTGAACGTCGTACCATTGCGGCTCCGGTGCTCCCACAATGGATGAAGTCGTGTCGATTTCGTCGCCGTGTCTCGGTGTCTGATCCATCTGCCGAACGAACAGATGCCCGCACTCACTGCACTTGACGGCGGACAAATGGACCTCGTTTTTGCACTTCGGACAGACCTTTGACGGTGCTTCAGATCCGTCGGAATTCCTCGGCTTGCTGATCCCGTAATCATCCGCATCGAGTGCCCCGTGCCTCTGCAGGTTGCCGCCGAAATCCAGAATCAGGCAGTCCGTCTTGCCCTGAGAAATCCGAAGGCCACGACCGACAATTTGCGCGAACAAACCGGGGGACATTGTGGCCCTCAGGACGGCCACCGCGTCAATGCCAGGCGCATCAAATCCGGTCGTCAGCACGTCCACATTGACGCACCACCGCAGGCTGCCGTTTCTGAAGTCGCTCAACACCCGCTGACGTTCGATTGCGTGCGTCTCGCCTGTCACCAGTCCGACCTCCTGCCCTGTCAGATCCCGCAAAGCAAGTGCCACCTGTTCCGCATGATGGACACCAGCACAAAACACCAGAATGCTTTTGCGATGCTCGCAGGCAATCGTCAGCTCGCAAACCGCCGCGTGAATGATTGTGTCCGTTGTAAACGCGGCTTCCATCTCGGCCGCCACGAACTCACCGCCCCTGACCTTGACGCCCTTCAGATCCGCCTGACTGTCTGCCGGATTGTTTGTGAGCCTGCTGAGAAATCCCGCCTCAATCAATGCGCCGGTTTTGGCCTCGTAACACACACCCGAAAACAGCTTGCCCTCACCCGCCAGACTGCCTTCACCCGTGCGATATGGTGTCGCTGTCAGCCCGACGCAAAACAGTCTGCGGTTGTGCTGCTGAAGTCCGTCGAGAAACTGCCGATACATGCTCCCGCCGTCATCGCTGATTAGGTGGGCTTCGTCGATCACCACCAGACCACGTTTGCCAAACTCCGCAGCGTCACGATAGACGCTCTGAATCCCCGCACATATCACCGTGCTGTCGATGTCCCGCTCGTTCAACCCGGCGGAATTGATCCCGACTTTCAACCCCGTCAGTCTCTGGATCTTGTCTGCGTTTTGCTGGAGCAACTCTTTGCGATGTGCCACCACTAACACCCTCTGCCCCCACTCAACTGCCTGCCGGATCAGCAACGCGATTACGATCGACTTGCCCGCCCCCGTTGGCAACACGATCAGCGGATTTCCTCGCCCGTCTGAAATGAATTGCCATGCGGCTTGATTCGCTTCGCTCTGGTACCATCTCGCTTCCACCTGTCCACCCCTCCCGCAAAACACCCGGCAGCGTTGACCGCTGCCGGGTCTCGGAACATCACCACACAACCATCAGCCGAACGGATTCGCCGGACCTGCAGACGGTGCTGGATAGCTCGTCTGCGTCAGTGGCTGACCGCCCGACCGCTTCGGGCTGTAGCCTTTGACCTCGTTCGTCGGCTTGCCGTTGTACTCGCCTTGGGCGACTGTCACGGTCAGCAGTCGATTGTGCAACTGCTGACTGTCGGAAATGGCAGCCAGCCCGACGGCGTCCATTATTGCCTTCAGCCTCTGCTTCGCAATGTTCGCCACGTCCGGCTTCGCGTGCCGGATGTTGAGACGGTCCCACAGTTTGGCGCCGTTAAACTGCGGATGGTTCTGCACCTGCAGGACCAGTTCCAGCATCGCAGCCCCGCCAGACTTCGGCACCTTCATGCCACTTTCGACAATCACCGCCGGATAGTCACCCGCTGGGAGTGCCTGACGGACTGTTTCCGCCTGAACGTTGTTCATATCCAAATCAGAAAGATTCGCCATGACTCATCACCCTTTAACTTCTGTTGACACACCTGCAAAATACTGGGAATACGCTGCCCAGTTGAACTCGATTTCCCCCGGCATGTTCAACCTGTTTTTCGCCAGTGCTGCCGGAGTCTCCACGCATCGCAAATAACGCTCACTTGCACCGCTTGCGATGGTGCGCTCGCGGCTGAATCCCTGATCTTCTTTGCGAGTGTACACGCGGTAACTGGCAAACAGCACCTCATCGCACCACTCTTGGACCAACGCCGAAGCCGTCTCGTGCAATGCGGGCTGGTATCGGTCGTAACTGTCCGCCGTCGGGTCTTGGTGCTTGCGGATCGCCGTATGTGCCAGCAGGATCACCCCGACGTTCTGCGTTCTCCGCATGATGTCCAGCCCATCCAGCAACGAATCCCACAACGCCATCGCGGATTTGTACCCCGCACCATACGGGATTTCGCTGATGTGCTTTTTGTTGGCACGCTCAGCAACGTCAGCATGGATCAGGCTTTCCAGCCAATCCAGCGTATCAATGGCAACCCACTTGAATCCGTGGTCCGGATTTGCGAACAGCCACGACAACGCGCCCTTCACGTCTGCGTATGTCCGCAGGTGCTGCGTCTTTGCCGTGTCGATGTCGTTCAGCCCATCTTCCAAATTCAAAAACAGCACGTCCGGAGCCTGCGCGGCCCAGCTGCTCTTGCCGATCCCGTGTGTGCCGTAGAGCATCACTCTGCGCGGCACCACCGTCTTACCCCTCGTGATTTTCATTCGTCGTTACTCCCATTCTCACCCATTAAACCTGATTCGCCGACCGTCGGCCAATCAATCGGATCATCCTTCGAACGCTCGCGGTAGTCCGGATGGATTCGCCGCGGGATCGTCCACGGCATTTCCCC